ATGAGGTCCTGCGGGCGTACGGCGACGCGGTGAAAGAGACGATGAAGCAGGTGCTGCGCGCGATCGCTTTGGCGCGCCAGGACAACATTTCGATCGATGTTTCGGGTTTGGACGAATTTGACATCGCCGATTTCAGCAATGAATTAGACGATGCCAAAAAGTTACTGAGTCTGGGAATCGAATCGGAAACCCTGAAAAAGCAGGTCTTTAAAAAGCTCGCCTTCAAGTTTCTGTCGGACGTGCGCCAGGAAATCAAGACTCAGATTGCGCAGGAGATTGAATCGCAATAGTGACCATCATATTAAAACGCGGTTGGGCGCGTGATGTGAGCAGTGTGATGGCAAGTGCGCGCCGGAAAGAGAACTAGTTATGGAAGACACCGACGTACAGACAATTGTGAAGCAAGCGATCCAGGAGTTTCTTCAGGAGCAACAAGCGAAGAGCGAGCCCGCATACAAGACGGAACTCGTGGAGGAGCGCAAGCGGCGCGAGCAACTGGAGCGGCGCTTGAGCGAAGTGGAAGAAGAAAGCAAGCGCAGCCGCCAAGCGGCGGAGCAAGCCGAACGCAGCGCGGCGATCCGGGCGGAACTGCAACGGCTGGGTGTAGCGAAAGTCGATCTGGCATACCGGGCAGTGCACGACGGCGTATTCCGCACCGAGGATGGCCGGCTCCTGGCACGCGGCGAGGAAGGCGAGGTTCCACTCAAAGAGTATCTCTCCAACTTTGTGAGTGAGAATCCGGAGTTTCTGCCGGCGAGGATACCGGGGGGATCGGGAATAACCGCCGCGCACAGGGCACCCAGGGAAAGCACAGAGAATGTGGATCTGGAAGGCATCCGGCCGGGAATGAGTTCCGAGGAGATGGAAAGAGTGCGAAAGGAGATTCTGCGTGTTGCTTCGCAGAATCTGCGCGGCATATAGGTACGACAGGCAGGAATGCCTGATTTCAAAGGAACAGGCGCGACGGCCTGCTCAACTTAGGAGAACGAATGGCGACAATTACTTCAGCTAACGTGGCCAGCGCGATTGTGAAGCTGGTGGCGGCGGATGCTCTCCCCGCCTTGGTTGGGAACCTGGTGATGGGTAACCTGGTCAACCGCGATTACGAACCTGTCTTGGCGCAAGCAGGAGATACAGTGAACATTCCGATTCCTCCGGTTCTGACAGCCAACAACATTGCAGAAGGCGGACAAGTTCAACCACAAAATCCCAACCTGGGAAATGCGCAAATCGTATTGAACACACACGCCGAGGCGACGTTCCAGATTCCGGATGTGACGAAAGTGCTGGCGGTTCCCGACTTATTGCAGGTTTACATGCAACCGGCAGTGGTGGCGATAGCGGAAAGCATTGAGACCAGCCTGCTGAACCTCTATGCCGGGTTTACCGCGAACACACCGGTCGGCACGCCAGGCACTCCGCTGGTAGAAGCGGTGATCGACCAGGCGGAGAGCGCGTTGTTTTCCGCAAAGGTTCCGCCGTCAGAACCGAAATACCTGGTGGTGGATGCTGCCACCTATTCCCAGTTGCGTCAGATCGAACGTTTCAGCGAGTATCAGACGGCCGGCGAAGCAGGGCTGCGGGCGTTGATTGACGGTACGGTGGGAAAAATCAAAGACTTTTTCGTGATGCGATCGCAGTATGTGGCGGCTACCGGCAGTTCACCGTTGACCACCCACAACATTGCTTTCACGAGGCCGGCAATCGGCCTCGTCATCCGAAGGCTGCCTCAGCCACTGTATGGTACGGGCGCAGTGGCACACTACGCAGAGATGGGAAACTTCGGCATGCGTGTGGTGATGAGCTACCAGCCGAACACACTGGCTCAACAGTTTACGGTGGACGTGTTGTATGGCTGCGCGGTAATCCGTAACAGCTTCGGCATTCAGATGAACACGTAACCAGCGCAACCGGCGCGGGATCCAGACAAGCAGAAGAAAGGAGGGGTCGGAACGTCCGGCCCCGCAACACACGACCATGGACTTACAGGGCTATTACAAGAAAATTCGTGCGCTGGAGGAAAGCCTCAAAGACCCGTCCGTGCTTCTGGTCAGCCTCGAGACGGCTGACGGGGGAAAAGCGGGAGTCCGCACCGAAGTTCCACGGCGACTTGCGGCAAAGCTGATCGTGGAAGGTGGTGCGCGGTTGGCCACGGCGGAGGAAAGTCGCGATTTTCAGGAACAGAAGGCGGAGGCAAAGCGGCAAGCGGACCAGGTCGCGGCGGCGGCGCGCATGCAGTTCGCCGTGATTTCCCCTCAAGAGCTTCGCAAGCTGAAGGGCGGCGCGCAGTCGACTAAAGAGTAGGCGGCCGGCAAAATGGCGCTTTTCACGGACGGAATATCGACGATCCAGGATCTCATGAGCCAGGACTCCTCGGTGCTGAGCACGGCCCAGACGGAGAACATCGACCTCAGTCAGAAACTCGCGATCGCACAAAACGAACTCGGAATCGAACTCACGACCCTGTTGCAGCGTAGCAACACCTATGACTGGCAGTTTTGGCTTCAACCGGATCCCCAGTTGAACAACATCGTGGTCACACCACCTCTGCAGCTTTGGCACGTTTTCCAGACTCTGATGCTCGTGTATCAGGATGCCTACTTCAATCAGCTGAACGACCGCTACAAGGGCAAACGGGATCAATTTCAACAGATGGCGAAGTGGGCTATGGACAAGCTGATTCAGACCGGAATCGGTATCGCGGCAGACCCTATTCCTCAAGCGGCTCCGCCCGTACTGACGTCCATTCCGGGCGGGCAATCGGCGATGACCTATTATGCGAGCGTTTCGTGGCTGGATGCAGAAGGAGAAGAAGGGCAAGCGAGCAACTCGAGTACGCTCACTTTAGAAGCGGGAAACACATTAGTGGCCCAGCCCATCAACCAACCCGCCAACGCCGCGGGCTGGAATGTATATGTGGGTTTATCGCCAACGGCAATGGCACTACAGAATACGTCACCTCTGACTGTCGACCAAATCTGGGTCCAGGCAGGGCCGATATCCACCCTGGGACAACCCCCCAGCGCCGGACAGCAACCGGACTATCTGCGGGCGCTACCGCGGGTCATACAGAGAGGTTAGCCAATGGCATGGGTAGGCACCACGGTGGCCGCACAGGTCGCTACAATCCTTAACGCACCGCAGGGGCTGAACGCCTGCGTATCGACGTTGGCGCAGGCCAAAAACACAAACGTCCCGCCGGTTGGCCAAAGCCAGGTTCTGCTGCAGAACGTGTCCATTGAACTGTCGGAGCGCAGTACAGACGTGCAGTATCCAACGGTCAGCGTGTATTGCGAAAAAATCGTCAACCAGCTCAAGGAAAAATTCCGGAACTTCTCGGGCAAAGCGGTCATGGCGATCGAGGTGCGCGTCTCACAAGACAGACTTGGGGGGATCGAAGACCAACTTCACACCTACGTCGATGCGGTAACCCAGGTGCTGGATCAGAACAGGGGAGACTGGGGTGAGGGGATGTATTATCCGGGGTGCTATGAAGCCGCCTTAGGGCCCGTGAAGCATGGAGGGCAACATTTCATCCAAATAGGGAAAATCACCTTTGACGTAGGAGTGAGCAACTAAGCTTATGGCGTCATATATTTCATCGAATGCCAACCGATTCTACGCGGCATTGGAAGCCAACTACGGACAGACACCGGCGATCACGGAGCAGAACCGGTTTCCAGCCGTCAAGCTGACCGCGAAGAATCAGTTGGAAAAGGCCGACCGGCGAGACAAGACAGGCAGCCGGACATTTGTGGGAATACCTGCGGGATTGCGGCGCACGACCAGCTTTGACGTGACAACCTACATGACGAGCTGGGGCGGCCAGAATTCCGGTCCGTCTTATGGGCCACTCTTTCAGGCGGGCATGGGTGCCGCACCCGTGATTTACCCGGGAGGCACCGTAGCAGCGGGGTCCAGTGGTACGTCGCTAGTTTTCGCAGCGCCACACGGGCTCGTGGCGGGCCAGGGTATCTCGTGTAACGGCGAAATTCGATTTGTGACAGCAATCGTAAGTTCAACGGCGGTGCACATGAACGCCCCGTTTTCGGGTTCTCCGGTTGTGGGAAGCGAGATTGCACCCACGATTTCCTATTTTCCCGCCACCGAATTACCCAGTGTCAGTATCTTCGACTATTGGGATCCCAGCACAGCCGTACACCGCATTATCTGTGGGGCTGCGGTAAACAAGATGACTATAACGGCGAATGGCGACTTCCATCAGTTTCAATTCCAGGGTACCGCGCAAGACTTGATCGACAGCTCCAGCTTCACAGCAGGTATGGGCAAGCTGGGGACATTCCCCGCGGAACCCGCGATCGGGGCTTTCGACTACTCCATCGTACCCGGTAACATGGGTGAGGCGTGGCTCGGCAGCGTACCCGGCCAATTCTATACGATCACGAGCGGGACGTTCCAATTGGACAACGCGCTCGATATGCGGTCAAAAGAATTTGGAACGAACCTCCCGCAAGCGATTGCGCCGGGCGCGCGGTCTGTGACAGCGTCCTTGAATCTGTATGAGTTGGACGATGGCGCGACAAAGAGCCTGTATCAGGCCGCGCGTAACCAGTCACAGGTTAGTGTCATGTTTCAGCTAGGCCAATTGTCCGGGCAAGTCATGGGTGTATATATGATGAGCGTCGTACCCGTGGTTCCTGAATTCGACGACAGTGATAACAGGCTCCAATGGAAGTTTCAAGGTTCGAAGGCACAAGGCACGGCTGATAACGAATTGGTCATAGCGTTCGGATAGCCTGAATGGGTGACGAGATGGAGTATACCAGCTTCGAAACTATAGACTCCGCCGTTGCGCCCGGTGTGAGTTATACCGTTGCCAGGATGTCCTTTGGGCGGCGGGTGGAATTGACGCGCCGGATTCGCGATTTGGCCACGCGGAAGGAGTTCGCGGAG